AAGAAAAAGTAGCATTACCCGATGGTAGTTATGAGACTGAAGGTCAGGGCACTATCGAAGTTAAAGATGGTTCTGTAGAATCTATGGGTGAAGCTGATGCTAAAGAAGAAGAAGTATCTGAAGAGGTTGAAGAAGTTGAAGCTGAAGAAGTTCCAACTGAAGAAGTAAGTGAAGAAGTAGCTGAAGAAGTTGCTCCAAGTAACGAACTTGACACAATCAAATCTATCTTAGAAGATATGTTCCAAGCTTATGCTGAGAAAATGGAAGTACAAATGTCTGAATTAAAAACAGAGTTTGATACTAAGATGTCAGTAGTAACTGAGAAGAATGAAGAATTGAAGTCTGAATTAGTAGTGTTGTCTAAGACACCTGCTTCTAAGGAAATCAAATCTGTACCTACTCAAGTAGCTATGACAAAACAACAGAGAATGTTGAATGTGATTAAAAACACAAAACAATAGTAAATTAATTAATTAAATAAATAGTAAAAATGGCAATAACAAGTAATTACGCAGGATTTGAAGCTACAAACATTATGCTTCAAGCACAAAAAGAGGAAGATACATTAAGATTAAATCTTATCAATGTAGTTCCAAACGTAGGGTATAAATTAAACCTTAGAAATTTAGATGTAACTTTAGGAGTTGTAGATTACACTTGTGGTACTACACCTGCTACTGATGCAGTAAACTATGAAGAAAAAGTTCTTACATTAGACAAGTTCAAGAATGAATTTGAAATATGTAAAGAAGATTTCCGTCCAACTTGGAGTGGTGAATCTATGGGAGCTTCTGCTTTTAATGACCAAACACCTGCTGAGATTTCTACAGCAATCGTTGCTTCAACTTCAAGTAAGTTAGCAGTATGGTTTGAGAATCAAATATGGAATGGTGCAGGAACTGCAGGACAAATGAGTGGATTAATTACTCAATTTGCTGCTGATGGTGATGTAATCAAAGCTAACAATGGTATTACTGCAATCGGTGCTGCAATTGACAAGTCTAATGTATCTGATGCATTTGATGCTGCTACTGCTGCAATGCCTTATTCTCTAAGAAGAAAGAATGTAAACTTCATCGTATCTCCTGATGTAGCTGATGCTTATACTAAATTCTTAATTGAAAATGGTTCTGCTAACGGTTTAGGTGGTGATGCTAACACAGCAATGGTTTATGGACGTTATACAGTTCAAACTGTAAATGGTCTTCCTGATAACTCTATCGTAATCTTCGAAAAAGAAAACATTACTTTAGGTCTTGGTTTAGCTAACGATGCTGATTCTATCCGTGTTAAGGATATGGATGAGGTTGATTTGAGTGGAAATGTATTGTACAAGTCAGTATTTGGTGGTGCAGTAGGATATTCTTACGGAAATGAAATCGTATTTTTACTAAGCACAACAGCTTAATACTAATCAAAACAAATAAGGGGGTGATTAACTTTACTCCCTTATATTACTAATTAAAAACACATAATAATTATGGCGTGCGATATAACAAATGGTCGTGATAGAGCGTGTAAAGAGGGGCTTGGAGGAGCATCTACTTTGTACCTTTATAACGAATTAGCTGATGCTTTTACTGTGCTAAACGGTGAAGCTACAGCAATGAATGTATTGCTTACTGCTGCTTTCGCTTTTCCTTTAGAAGGAGACGGAAACACTTTAGAGCAATCAATGGTATCTGATAGAAATACAGGTACAAAAGTAAATACTCAAACATTAACTGTAATGTTAAAAAATATGGATGCAGCTACAAGTGCTGAATTCAATTTATTAGCAGCAGGATACCCACAAGCGGTAGTAGTTGACAGAAATGGAAACCACCACGCTATTGGATTAGATGACGGTATTGACTTCACAGTATTAGCTTCTACAGGAGGTGCTAAAACTGATATGAATGGTTATACTTTAACAGGTGTTGCTACAACTACAGATATAGCTCCTTTATTAGATGATGCTACAGTAGCTGAATTTGAAGCAGTAGTATCTTAATAATATAATATCATTTAATATTAGCCTCTATACTTAACTGTGTAGGGGCTTTTTTACGCTTAATAACAAAAAGGGGTATAAATACGTTTAATTACTATAAAGACAAAGTAAATGATAATAGTAAATCCTAATAATACAACACATACAGTTTCTGTAGTTCCACGATTTGATGTAGCTACTGTTACTGAAGAGGTTCAGGCGTTCGTAGATAGAGTTTCTGCTGATTCAGGTATTATAGAGAACAATGGTAGTTGCATAAAGGATTCTATTCAGGAAGACTTTTTAAGTGTAGTTATAACAGATAGCTTTAAGGATGTTTCTAATTCTTTAGACAATACATTTGATGTTCTTAATGGAAAGCTTATCATTACATTTGATTATGATTTTAGAAGTGAGAGCAGATACGATGTAGCTGTAACTTACATAAATACTTCAGAGGTTATTTATAGAGGAGCTATGGTAGCTACAACACAAGAGACTCAAGAGTATAAATTGACTAATGAAAAATATTACTACTAAGATATGGATATTAAATTAATAACACTTTCAAGTTACACAAGACCTGATGTATACGAGATGAAGTCTCAGAATTGGGTATTAAACGGTAAGGATAATAGTTTTTATGATTACATAATCAAAAGAAACAATGGTTCACCTACTAATTCTTCAATTAACAAATCTTACGCAACTCTTGCTTACGGTAAAGGATTAGGTTTTACTAATACAGTTAGTGATACAGTTGTTAACGATTGGGCAATGCTACAATCAATATTAAGACCTCGTGACTTAAAGAAGATGGTTCAAGATGCTCAGATATTCGGAGAGTTTTCATTTCAAGTTATAAAGAACAGAGATGGTAGTTTAAACTCTTTAATACACTTACCTAAGCAAATGGTAGTCCCTTCTATAGAGAATGATGAAGGAGAGATTGAAGACTATTGGTATTCAAGAAAGTGGAGTGACAGAAGAAAAGAGAAGTATTTCCCTCAAAGTTTCCCTGCATTCGGATTAACAAATACAAGACAAACAGAGATATATGTAGCTAAAGAATATACAGCAGGTAACGAATATTTCGGAACACCTGACTACTTAGCAGGATTACAGTATGCTCAAATGGAAGAAGAGATTTCTAATATGGCAGTATCTTCTATACAAAACGGATTATCAGCAGGTTATATTATCAATATACCAAATGGAGATAACTATTCTGATGAAGAAAAAGCAGCATTTGAAACACAAGTAAAGAAAAAACTTACTTCTTCAAGTAATGCAAGCAATTTCATTATATCTTTTAATGGTTTAGATGTAGAGATAACAGTTACACCTTTCCCTGTTAATGCAAATATACATAAACAATGGGATTTCTTAACGTTAGAAGCTAAGAATCAATTGATGACTGCACATAGAGTTATATCTCCATCTTTAGTAGGATTATCTTCTGCGTCAGGATTCGCAAATGAAGCTGATATGATGGATATAGCAGAGAAACAATTAGTAAAAAGAGTTATAGCTCCTAAACAACATTTTGTATTGGAAGCAATAGAAGAAGTTTTAACTCAATTCGACATAAACTTAGATTTAATATTTAAGCCTCTTACACAAGAGGAAGAGATGGTAAAGGAAGAAATAGACTCTGAAGAAGATAAAGTGCAGGAGAAGTCCTCTGAAGAGGTTTCTGAGGGTCTTGACGTTCCAAGTAAAGAAACAAATTTAAATAAATTATAAGATGGCAGAGTTTTTATTTATAACACCACAAGAATTAAAATCAACTACTATCTTAGGAGGTAATGTAGACCAAGATAAATTCTTATTTTCAATAGCTAACGTTCAAATAGTAACTATTCAAAGGTTATTAGGTACTGAATTGTACGATGTAATACTTGACGGAGCTGAAAACGATACTTTAGTAGGAGATTACTTAACTATATACGATAAATTCGTTAAACCTATCACAAAGAATCAAGCTTTATCTGAATATATCAAGATTTCGTCTTATATGATAGCAAATGGAGGTGCTTTTAAGCATTCTCCTGATAATTCTGAACTAATGAGTGCTGATGAGATAAGTTCATTAGCTGACACTTATGCAGGTATGGCTG